AAAAGATGTTTCAAAATGCAGTTACGAGCTTCGAGAATGAATACAATAAAACAAATTTCAACCAAGGGAGCATAAGTGACTGCAAAATACTTCATCAGAAACCATCCTTTTTGTACCCTCTGATGTCGCCGGTATCCAGCAAGTATGTGAGTTACAAGAGCGTGGATAAAACATTCCCTAGAGACATACAGATGGAGACATTTGGATCCTACACTGACTTGATTATAAGCAGGGTATGTCAGAACAGCTTTGAGTTTGGTTCACACGAATCCATAAATGCCATCGAGCACTCAGCCCTGTTGGTCAAGCAAAAATCAATCCAGCGTGAAGTGCATTCCTTGCGGATGGAAGATGTTAGAGAAAATGGGGTTTTTAGAAAAGTCAAGGAAATCAAGGGTGGCAAGGAATTGTTGGATAAATTGAAATTGCTAGGGAAGGACATCTCAAAACTAACCAAGGGCAAAAGCCTGAGCCTTATAAGGCTTCCAACAAGGAAGAAAAGCATATTAGGTGGAAGTTTCAGGAATGAGATGTCACATTTCAAGTCTAAGACTGAAAGATCATCGTACAAGGGTGTGGGTAGGTTCGATTGTGATACGCTGAAGTCAGAGTTTGATCGCATAAGGATGGATTTGCTGTCACCCTCACCCAACCCTTGCCCGGATGAACTGATGGATGAGTATGTCGCTGATGATGTCATGCTGTACTCCCAATTGAAAACAGACATAATATCCCAGCACAGCAGACAATTGGAAGTCATGTACAACACCAATCTATACCACAGCAGTGCTTTTGTTTCAAGGCTTTGTCACACACTTTCATTCTTCTCCCAATCCTCTGTAGGTAGTGATTATGTGCTGGTTGACAATTTGGGGTTGAACAATGTGCTGCTAATAATGAAGGGTGGCAAAAAGATATTCAGAACTAAACGGAGTAAGCTTTACAGGTTGATATATCCCATCTACAGCTCCACAGTCAACTGGTTTTGCAGGCCTGGGTACAGTAGCAGCTTTAAAATATTTACCGTTAAGAACCAGATGTACTGTTGTACGCCTTGGCAGAATATGGAGGAGACACTCCTGAATGACGGCTTGACATTCCTCAGCCGGAGCATGGGATTTTGCCTACTGAACTCCACTGGAGATATTAAGTCCACCCTGATCAAAACATATTTCAATATCCTTCTTGCCTTCAATGGTAGGCGACAGGTGGAATCAATGATGCACAATATGAGATACCTCATCGTGAACAGCATGTCAGAGATTTCTTGTATAGATAAGATGCTTCCGGGGCTGGCAGGTTTTAACTATGACTTCTTCCAATGTTACTTAAGGGAGACAATACTGGCAAAATTTGCAGGGTTTGCAATGAAACTGAAAAGATATCATGACTCCCCAAAAGGTGACCCAAATGGGATCATCAAAGATATTGGCATCTGCCACCCTTTCAATGAGGGGTTCACCATAGGAAGCCTTGAAGACCTCACACTATGCATATATTCGACTTTCCTGATGTCCAAAGCTCCTGTTACCCAATCATTGGAGCAGGTATCAAACCTGAAAACTATGTTGGAGACTCATCACCTCCACAAGGGATTGAGGGGGGATGATTTTGCCAGCCAATACGAAGGATCCATTGCTGATGCTAACAATTGTGGGAACCTTAAAGAATACTGGGGTCAGTTGTTCAAGAATGATTTTGTTTATGACCCCAGGTATGTGACAATGCTGGGGACTTTCGCTTCTGATTACATAATGGCCAGCCACACCAAAGATGAGCTGGATTCAAAATGGCAATCTCTCCTTCGTCTACCTTGGGACGAGATGGCAAATACCAGCGGTCTCAGAGGTGACAAAGGTAAAAACTTCTTCAACAAAAAAGGCTACTTTGTTGTTTACAAAAAAGTGCTTGAAGACCCCGGCCTGATAGAAAAGATAACCGAGGTTATGAAATCGGAACTCCCAGATGAGAAGAAGAGGAAAGAGATTATAAAGATGAATCAGAGCTATGCTGACAAGATGAATGAATACGGGTTAGAGGAGGTGCTGTTTCACGTTGTGGACAAAAGGCAAAGGGGTGGCAGTCGTGAAATCTTTGTGATGGATTACAAAACAAAGATTTCCCAGCAGCCCATTGAAAAATTCTGCAAGTATTTGTGTAAGATGTTTCCCAGTGAAATGATCTCAATACCCAGCAACAGGAGACTTTCTCACATTCATAGTGGGGTGTTTGAAAAGCAGACTGCAGATGAGTCGGATGTTTACAATGCCTCTCTGGACTGCAGGAGATGGGCGCCCCATTCCGTCATAAACAAGTTTTGTGACTTCTTATTCGGAATGCATGCAGTATTGCCGAGGACCTTTCTACTCCATTGTTTGAAGTTCTTTGAGGTCATGTTTAACAAGAAGGTTTATACCAGGAATTATGTTTATGACATTTTATCTAAAAGCAAGTCAACCCCGCAGGAACACTTAGACTACCTGAAAAAGGATGATTCAGCTGATGCATACTACTTTCATATGCCTTATAGTTGGATGATGGGGATCTTCAACTATTTGAGCTCACTTCTGCACGTAGTCAATCAGATGCATGCGTCACACGTGATAAGCAAGGTGAGCATTAAATTCGACCACACCCCCACCAATTACCATATGATAGCACATTCTGATGATAGTGCCGGGAGAATATTCACCCACGATAAGTTGACAGTCAGAAAAACCTTTTTGCTGTATGAGTGCTTGTTGAAAGCATCTAACCACATGCTATCTGATAAAAAATGCAACATTTCGAAAGCTTACTTCGAATTCCTGTCAATACTTTACATTTCTAGCAGGCTGTTATCTCTTCTCGCAAAGTTTACGGGGTCATTCAATTTCCACCCAACTGATAAAGGTTACTGCATGGATATCTGTGAGTCATATTCCAAGTGCATTGAACTTATTTCTAATGGAGCCACCTTGGATAAGTCTTATATAGCCATGAAGATATACTCAAAAATGGTCCACAGGTTTTACTTCCAAGGAAAAGTGGAAAGGTGGCATTATGATGTGCCTCCACAAATGATGGGTATGCCAGACGCCTTCCCAAGCCTTGTGTTGATATCGGGTTCGGATTCTGACTCCATCAGATTGAGGCAGGCAAAAGGAGAATCCCATTTCAAAAGCTTGATGTACATCTGTAGAACACTGCTGGACAAAACATCAGTTGACATGACATTCTTGAAAGGTTTTTACTCAAGCCCAAACCTCTTTTTGTCAAAAGATCATAAGATCAT